GGGATCATGCCGGGGTGTGCCGGGGCGGGGTGGGCGTGCCTGTTGGGCTGTGCAAAGGGCACGACCATTTTTATATGGCGCCGGGATGGTACCCGGTGGGGGATATGGGAGGCGCGGCGGGGACGAATAACCCCCCTCCGCACTCCAAAAACAAAAAAGGCCCCACTTGCCCGGGGCGGGGCGGTATGGTAGAATAAAAGAAACCGGGCAATAACGGCCCGAAGAACTCCTGATGGAGGTGATCGAATGAAAGCGGCACTGATGGCATTGGTAGGGATTGTACTGATAATGATTGCGATCATGCTTGCGAACTCAGCGGGGCGCGGGTTTGCCGGTGGTGGAACGCGAAACAGCAACAGCCCCGGAGTAAAAATAGAGTTAAAGATTGGGGATTGACGCCCGGAAGAGGGCAAAAAGAAACGCATGACTGCGGAATGAGCGGATACGCTCGGACTGCGGCCATGCGTTTTTTTGTGGACGGAGCGGGGGCGTGCGTATCCTGTCCGTTGAAAACTGACGGATGGGACGGCGCCGGGGGAACGTGACGGCGCGAGGGGTAAGGCGCGTGCTGACGCAAACGGAACCTGACAGGAGGGTGGAGCGGGATGAACGGAGCGGTGCTGGGGCGGACGATCGAGGCGATTAACGGGAAGATCGCGGAGCGGCCGTACGACGCGGGGGCGTATGAGGACCTGCTGAGCGTATACAAGGCGGAGATGGACGAGTGCGGTGATCGCGGGACGGCGCTGTACGCGGGAGACGGACAGGTTGGGTATGTGCGGGCGGACGCTGACTGGCACGAAGCGAACCGCGGGCTGAGGGACAGGATTGTCGAGGTAACGGGGGAACTGGTGCGGGACGGGCGCTACAGGGAGGTAGAGCGGTTCAACATCGCGTACCGGCGGAGTCTGCTGATGGACGCGCGGGTGGACTTTGACGCGTATATGCTGTACGTGGAGAGCGACCGGGATCCGGAGCGGCGGTTCTGGCTGCCGCGGCGGGGGATCCTGCGGCCGGTGGCGGACGAGATGGTACGGATGGTTGACGGAGACCTGCGTCTGCTGAGCATCTCGCTGCCGCCGGGCGTGGGGAAGACGACGCTGGCGATCTTCCTGCTGACGTGGATCGGGGGGAGGTGGCCGGACGAATACAGCGTGGTGTTCAGCCATGACGGGGAGATCCTGAAGGGGATGTACGGGGAGATTCTGCGGATTATCAACCCAGATGGGGAGTACTTGTGGCGGGACGTGTTTCCGGACGTGCCGCTAGTGAGTACGAACGCGAAGGATATGCGGATCGACCTGGGGCACGGGAGCAGGTTTGAGACGGTCCAGTTCTGTTCGCTGGGGAGCGAGGCGGCGGGCAAGGTGCGGGCGAGCAAACTGATCTACTGCGACGACCTGGTTGGGTCGATCGAGCAGGCGATGAGCAAGGAGCGGCTGGACAAGCTGTGGACGCAGTACACGACGGACATCCAGCAGAGGGGGACGGGCGACTACCGGGAGTTGCACATCGCGACGCGGTGGAGCGTATGGGACGTGATCGGGAGGCTGGAGCGGCAGGAGGAGGACGCGCCGACGGGGAGGGCGCGGTTCATCGCGGTGCCGGCGCTGAACGAGCGGGACGAGAGCAACTTTGACTTTCCGGGGATCGCGAACAAGTTCACGACGGAGAAGTACAGGCGGTTGCGGGAGAGCATGGACGAGGTGAACTGGCGGGCCTTGTACATGAACGAGCCGATCGAGCGGGAGGGGCAGCTATACAGCGAGGAGGAGTTGCGGAGGTACTTTGAACTGCCGAAGGGCGAACCGGACGCGGTGATCGGGGTATGCGACACCAAGGCGAAGGGGAGCGACTACTGCGTGCTGCCGGTGGCGTACAAGTACGGGGAGGACTACTACATCGCGGACGCGGTGTGCGACAACAACGCGGACACGGGGGTACTGGAGGAGAAGATGGCGCGGATCCTGGCGGACAGGAACGTGCAGGTGTGCCAGTTCGAGAGCAACAGCGCGGGGTGGAGCATCGCAGAGCAGGTGCAGAAGCGTGTGAAGAGTTTTGGAGCGCGGTGTTCGGTAAGCACGAAACCGACGACGGCGAACAAGGAGACGAAGATCATCGTGAACGCGCCGTGGGTGAAGGAACACTGTCTGTTCCGGGACAAGAGCACGTACACGCGGAACAGCGACTACGGGAGGCTGATCGAGCAGATGATGCTATACACGGTCGCAGGAAAGAACCGTCATGACGATGCTCCTGATGCTATGGCGATGCTGGCGCTGTACGCGCAGAGTTTCGGGATGGCGAAGGTGCGGGCGGTTGAGAGACCATACTGAGGGGGAGGAGATCGGGAATGACCGGAAAAGAACTTCTGGAGATACTGGAGAGCTACGGGAAGGAAGACCTGGAGATCATGGTGTGGCATGAAGACGGGAGGCTGGAGGGGCTGAAGAGCGTGAAGGTGACGCCTCCGGACGGGAAGGGGGAGAGGCGGGTGGTGCTGGAATGAAGAAGACGTATCATCTGCCGGTGAAGATCGAGGTGGACGGGCCGAACCCGGACAGGGTGGCGGCGATGATCGCGCAGAGGATATACAGCGCGGTGCGGCTTATGCTGGACGTGGAATATTTTGCCGGTACCGCGGTGGACGTGGAGTACAGCATCTACGAGAAAGCGGACGGAAAGAAACTGGCGCGGAAACTGGGGGAGAGGAAGAAGAAGGAGAGCGGGAGCGCGGCGGGCGGGGACGCTGTGCGGGACGGGCGTCCGGACTGGCCGGGAGAGGGCGGGCCGCGGGAAACAGGCGGTACGTCCGGGGAAACCGGGTGAAGCGGCCGGGCAGAGAGAACGCCGGATGAAGCGGACGGACAGGGAGAACGCCGTGCGACGCGGCGGAGTAAGGACGATGTGCGGGCGGACGTGACGTGGGAGCGCTGTGTGAGGTGACGGATGAGAACGCTGGCTGAGGTGATCGGGATCGTGGTCTGGTGCTTTGCGGTGTACGTATGCTCATACGACTGGGGGGGCGGGCGCGTGCGCGCGGAAAGCGGAAACAGATTTCCGGAAATCGGCAAGTAAAGGGGTTGTGCATTTTCCGCGTATTGATGATAATTTAGGCAGCGAAGCGGCGGAAAGGCAGCCCGCTGTTTTGCCCGGATGACCTCCTGCGGAATGGTCCGGCTCCGGACGATGACGGACGGCCGGGGCTGAGAGCCGCGGGCATACGGATCCCTCCTTTGTTGCGCGGGGACAATTGGCCGGTCCCCGTGTGCCATCACAACCGCGTTTGCGGGTTGCTCTGCGGAGCGATCTGCAGGCGCGGTTTTTCTATACATCCTGAGAAAGGAGGCGGGCGGCATGGGCGACAGCGCCCTGGACGTGACGCTGGTGCGGCGCGGAGCGGACACGCAGCGTCGGAACCTGTTCGGCAGGCGGATGATCAAACTGCGGTACGACCGGATTGACCGGAGCAACGTGCTGGAGGCGGTCGGCAAGGCGATGGCCGTACACCGGCAGAACGCCGGGGAGATACAGTACCTGTGGGACTACTACCGCGGGAAGCAGCCCATACTGAACCGCCTGAAGCAGATCCGTCCGGAGATCAACAACAAGGTCGTCGTGAACGTTGCGAACGAGATCGTTTCGTTCAACGTGGGGTACCGCGTGGGCGAGCCGGTGCAGTACATCGGGCGGAACAACACGGCGGGCGTGGCCGAGGGGATCATCAAACTGAACGACTATATGTTCGCGGAGGACAAGGCGAACCAGGACCAGGAGATCGTGGAATGGCAGAACGTGGGCGGGACGAGCTACCGCATGGTACTGCCGGACGAGGGGGACGCGGACGAGAGTCCGTTTGAACTGTTCACGCTGGATCCGCGGGAGTCGTTCGTGGCGTACAGCACGCGGCTGGGGAACAGGCCGCTGCTGGGCGCGACATATTTCAAAACCGACGCCGGGTACGAGATGACGGTGTACACGGATACGGACGTGTACGTGATCACCGGGAGCGCGGGGGACATCATCGGCGGGAAGGGCACGATCGTGAAGAGCGAGCCGCATCTGCTGGGGATGGTTCCGATCTTCGAGTATCCGGCGAACCGGGCGCGGATCGGGGCGTTTGAACTGGTGCTGAATCTGCTCGACGCGCTGAACGACGTGACGAGCAACAGGCTGGACGGCGTGGCGCAGCAGGTGCAGAGCTTCCTGAAGTTCATCAACTGCGAGATCGACCGGGAGACGATGGAGCAGGTGCGGGAACTGGGCGCGATCATGATCAAGAGCGTGCAGGGCCAGAACGCGGACGTGGACACGGTCAGAAACGAGCTTGATCAGGAGCAGACGCAGACGCTGAAAGCAGACCTGTACCAGACGATCCTGACGATCTGCGGCATCCCGAACCGAAACGGCGGGAGCAGCACGAGCGACACGGGGAACGCGGTGATCTTCCGGGACGGCTGGGAGACGGCGGAGAGCCGGGCGAAGGACTTTGAGCATATCTTCAAACGGAGCGAGCGGCAGATGCTGAAGCTTGTGCTGAAGATCTGCACGGAACTGACCGGGCTGGGGCTGAAGCTGAGCGACGTGGACATGAAGTTCACGCGGCGCAACTACGAGAACATCCAGAGCAAGAGCCAGGTGCTGGTGACGATGCTGGCGAACGGGCGGATCCATCCGAAGCTGGCGTTTGAACACTGCGGGCTGTTCAGCGACCCGGAGAGCGCGTACGCGATCAGCGAGGAGTACTACCAGGAGCAGATGGAGAAGTGGGCGCCTGAGGAGCAGGACGAGACCCCGGGAGCGGAAGACGCCGCGCGGCGCGGCACGGGCAGTACGGGCGGCACAGGCAGCGCGGGAACGTGAGGACCGGCGCGGAGACGGCGCTGACGGACGCGGACGGACGCCGGAGCGGAGGGCAGGATGGCAACGCAGGCTGAACTGTATAAGCCGTACGACGAGTACAGCGCGGCGCTGAAGCGGAAGGTGAAGCAGGAGTTCAACCGGATCCTGCTGGCCGGGTTCGACGAACTGAACGTGATTCAGGCAAAGAAGACCACGCAGGTCATCTGGGAGCGGATCGACCGGTTCATCCGGAAGCACCTGCGGGAACTGTACGGGTGGGTATACGAGTGGGTATACGTGCTGTACGGGAAGGAACCGCCGGACAGGGACTGGACGAAGGCCGTGGACGACTGGCTGAAGGGATACGACCCGGTAACCCGGTACGTGTACGTGACCGAACTGGAGCGGAAGCGGCTGCGGATGACCGAGGAGATCCTGACGGCGCGGGAGTATCAGGACAGACCGGGGCTGGAGCAGACGGTGAAGACGGCGGCGGGGCTGCTGCTGACGCAGGGCCTGCAGTACGGGCTGGACCTGATGGGCGAAGCGGAGAAGCGGGCGTACGAAGAGGTGGCGGAGGACGCGTATGTAAAGTACAACGCCTGCGACGACGACCGGGTATGCGGGGACTGCTGGCAGTACAACGGGAAGGTTTTCCCGATCGACGCGGCTCCGCGGATCCCGCAGCACTACAGGTGCCGGTGCTGGTACACGCCGGCGGCGAAACCGGAGGAACCGGAGGAATGATCGCAACAGCCGCGGGGCTGATTGAGATACGTCAGGGAAGACGTTAAAACGCAGGACGGTCAGGACAAGACCCTAAAACGGACGACGGCGGAGGGAACCGCCTTACCAAACGCAGGAGGTCGGAAATGCAGCTTAGCGAGCTACTGGGAGCGTCGTACAAGGAAGGTATGACGCTGGAGGACGTGACGGAGGCGCTGAAGGGCATCGAGATGCCGTCGGACCAGTCCGCCGAGATCGACAGGCTGAAGAACAGCCTGACGAAGAGCAACAGCGACGCGGCGGAGTGGAAGCGCAAGTTCCGCGAGACGCAGGACGAAGCGACCCGGAAGTCCGAGGAGGACGCGGAGAACTTCAAGACCATGCAGGCGGAACTGGAGAAGCTGCGCAGGGAGCAGACGGTGAGCGGGTACAAGGCGTCGTACGTTTCGATGGGCTACGCGGAGGAGGACGCGAAGAAGATCGCGGAGGCCCTGACGGACGGGAAGATCGACGAGGTGCTGGCGGCGCAGAAGAAGCACCAGGAGACCCTGACGGAGCAGATTAAGAAGGATCTGCTGAAGAAGACCCTCAGGCCGGACGGCTCGCACGACGATAAAGGCGACGATGACGATGACGAGGGCGTGCGGCTGGTGAAGGAACTGGCGAAGAAGCGCGCCGGGAGCCAGCAGTCGGCCTCAGACGTCATGAAGCACTATATGTAAGAAAGGAGCATGAAGCATGAACGTTACGAAGGTTACCGTTGGCGGAACCGTTGAGATTCTGGCCAGCAAGGACTTCCAGGCGATCCCCGTGAAGGTTGCCACCCCCGGGAGCGGCACGGTCGTAAAGGCCGGCACCCCCCTGACGGACGAGGGCGCCTCCACCACGGGCAGCGGCGCGATCGGCGTCCTGCTGTATGACGTGGACACCGCGAAAAACCCGAACGGCGCGGCCGTGGTGCAGGGCATCATCGACGCGACCAAGGCGCAGGCCCACAGCGGCGTGACCTATGTGAGCGCGCTGTACAGCGCCCTGCCCGGGATCATCTTCCGGACGAACATCGGCGTGAACGGAGCGACCGGAGCGACCGGTGAGACCGGAGCGACCGGAGAAACCTGACCGGAGGATAGGGCATGAACATCGTGTACGCCATGACGCATCATGTGTATGAATGGATCCTTCCAAGCCTGCGTTCACTGGCTGAGCATCATCCGGACGCGCGGGTGTTCATCCTGGCGGAGCACGATGAACTGCCTTTCCGGCTCCCGATGCCGGCGGAGATCATCAACGTATCGGAGCAGACGTACTTTCCGAAGGGCGGCGTGAACTACAACAACGACTTCAAGTACATCAACCTTCTGAAGGTACGCTATCCTTCGATCCTGCCGGCTGACAAAGTGATCCATCTGGACATCGACACCATCGTCTGCGGGCCGATCGACGGGCTGTGGGAGACGGACCTGACCGGGAAATGGTTCGGGGCCGTGCCCGAGAAGCAGACGTGGTACCGGCCGTTCGGACCGGGAGCGTACTACAACATGGGCGTCGCGGTGATCAACCTCCGACAGATGCGGGAGGACGGCATCGAGGCGGCCATGCAGGAGTACCTGAACACCGTGAAACAGCCTTTTGCGGACCAGGACGCGTGGAACAAATACGCGGCGGGCAGGGCGGTTGCGGTGGACAACTGCTACAACGAGTCCGGGCCTACGGGACGGACAGAACATCCCAGTATAGTGCACTACTGCGGGATAAAGGACTGGTTTACCAGAACGGATATGCCCCGCATTGAGTACCTGAACAGATACCGGGAGGGTTAAAAATGAGGATTCTGATCGCCGTACCTACGTTTGAGACGATCTACCCCGACACGTACAGGAGCATCTGGGACCTTGAAAAGGGCGGGCATGAGGTGCTGTTTGAATCCGTAAGAGGATACGACGTGGCCACCGCGCGGAACAAGGTCGCCCAGAAAGCGATGGACCTGAACGCGGACTACCTGCTGAGCGTGGACAACGACGTGGTGCTGCCGAGGAACGCGCTGACGCTTCTGCTGGAGGACCCGAAGGAAGTCTGCCTGGGGTACTACGCGCACAGGGGGAACGACAACCTGTACAACGGCAGGACGTGCCTGTGCAAGCTGAAGGACGAAAACGGGAACGACTACTACCACTACCCGCTGGAGTCCGAGTACACGGCGAAGGAACTGCACGCGCTGGCCGCGGCCGGAACGAAGAAGATCGAGATACACGGCGGCGGACAGGGGTGCGCCCTGGTCCATACGGACGTATTCCGGAAAGTGACGTACCCGTGGTACGACTGGGTGAACTACGGGGACAAAAACCGCGGGATGCTGAGCGAGGACCTGTACTTCTGCGTGCTGTGCAGGAACAGCGGCATTCCGATTTACGCCGACGTACGCGTCGGATGCGGCCACCTGCTGCGTCATGTGCAGTGGCCAGATTAAGAGATAAGGAGGCAAAAACCAATGCTGGAACTTGAGAAAATTTTTACTCCCAAAGCGATGGCTGCGCGTTGGGACGAGAGCGCGAATCTCCGGATTCCGTATCTGGGCGAGGGACTGTTCCCTGCCGTCAAGCAGGCCGGCCTGGATCTGAAGTGGATCCGCGGAAGCAAGGGACTTCCCGTGTCCCTGATGCCCAGCGCGTTTGACGCCAAGGCGACCTTCCGCGACAGAATCGGCGTCAGCACCATCCTGACTGAGATGCCGTTCTTCCGCGAGGGATTCAAGATCAAGGAACGCGACCGTCAGGATCTGCTCCGGGCCATGAGCACGAACGATCCCTTTGCCGCGTCCACGATCGACCGGATCTTCAACGACGGCGAAGAGCTTCTGGAGGGCGCCCGGGTTGCCCGTGAGCGCCTGCGGATGAGTCTGCTGTTCCCGGTGAACGGCGACCTTGGCATCAGCATCCAGGCGAACGGCGTGGATTATACCTACAACTTCGACGCCGACGGAAGCTGGAAAGCCGCGAACTACCGCGTGCTCGTTTCCGGGCTGTGGAACGTGGCGAACGCCGCTGATCCTCTGGGTGACATCGAGGCAGCGAAGGAAGCCAAGGCGAATCAGACCGGCGCCGTGCTGCGGTACGCCGTGATGAACAGCAACACCTTCAACAATATGCTGAAGGCAGACAGCATCAAGAACCGGTACATGGCGACCAACGGTCTCGCGATCGGCTACCTGACCAGGGCCGAACTGCGGAGCGTGGTGGAGAAGACCACCGAGGTGATCCCGGTGGTGTACGACAAGCAGTACAGGGACGAGGACAAGGTCGCTCACAAGTACGTCCCGGACGGATATGTGGCCCTGATTCCGGACGGCAGTCTGGGCAACACCCACTTCGGCACGACCCCCGAAGAAGCGGACCTGGTCGGTAACGCCGCGGCGGACGTGGCCATCGTGGACACCGGCGTGGCGCTGACGCGGATTATCGACACCCATCCCGTGAACGTGAACCTGTTTGCGAGCATGATCGCCCTGCCGAGCTTCGAGCGCATGGACGACGTGACCCTGATGAAGGTTTACTGATGAGAGGTGAGGCCAGGATGAGAGCAAAAGCGAAAGTCTGGCTGAAGCACGATAACCGGTGGATCGCCCCCGGCGAGGAGTTTGAGGTGACGGAGGAGCAGGCGGCAGGCATCGCGAAGTACGCGGACCTGACCGGAGATGCTGACGAACCGAAACCCGAACCCAAACCGCGGGCGCCGAGGAAGAAGAAGAATTAACGGAAGGGGGAACGGATATGGACACGGGCATCATGCAGGCGGTAAGCACAATCCGCGGCATGGCAAAGGGCGCGGAACCGCTGACCGACGACGTGATCATCATCTATCTGCAGACGGCCACGGACGCGATCCTGAACAGGCTGTATCCGTTCTCCGACACTTCCGGGAAGCGGCTCCCCGCGCGGTACATCAGCCTGCGGAACCGCATCTGCGTTTACGCAATCAACAAACGCGGCGCGGAGGGCGAGGTAAAGCATATCGAGGTGGGCACCGAACGGGATTTTGCCGGCGCGGACATCCCGGACGACCTGCTGAGCGAAGTTGTTCCCATGTGCGGCGTACCGATGTAAGGCGGGTGAGCGCATGGTATCGATGGAGATCAACAAAAGCACGATCTGGTACAGCAACCTGATACCGGGCGAGACGGTGCAGGTGCTGGACAGGCACGGGCTGATGACGGGAAGCACCGCTCCGAAGTACACGGCCCCGAAAGCGATACGGGTAAGCCTGAGCGAGAGCATCGGGCTGAACAACCTGACCGCGCAGGGCGTGGCGGAACTGAAAGCGTACGGCGTGGCGACAAACTACACCCACCGGATGATCACGGAGGACATGAACTGCCCGATCGACGAGCAGAGCATCGTATGGCACGAGCGCGACCCGGGGGACAACCCGTACGACGTGCCGTACAACTTCCGGGTGATCCGGGCAACGAAGACGCTGAACTACAAGATGTACTACCTGCGGCAGGTGCGGGTTGACGGAAGCGGGCGGTACGAATGAAAGCGACCGTACATCTGGACCCGGCGGAACTGGAGCAGCTTGCGTATGAACTGAGGCGGTACGCTCAGCACCTGCGGGACTCCGAAGCGGTGATCACCGAGCGGCTGAGCGAAGAGGCGGCGAAGGTGGCGTCCTCCCTGTACAGCGGGGAAGTGACGGTGGAACCGACGGCGAAGGGCGTAATCGCGACCGGGCCGGGCGTGGTATTTGAGGAGTTCGGAGCCGGGGCGCGCATCAGCGATCCCTTCCCGGGAGGCGCGGGCGTCAGCTTTGAGATCCGGCGCGGCGCGTACTCTGACCTGAACGAGGGCGAATACCAGGAGACCGGGTACGAATACTGGCACCACGACGGGGAACTGTACCGGTACGTGACGCCGAGGAACGCGCTGTTTTACGCGAAAGAACGCGTAAAGGAGATCGCTCCGCAGATTGTGAGGGAGGTGCTGAACGGTGATTGACATTGAGAACTACGTCTTCACCGCGCTGGCCAACGCGATCCATGCGGAGTATCCCGACGCCGTGGTCTTCGGCGACTACATCGAGGAGCTTGCCAGATTCCCGGCGGTAACGGTGACGGAGATCGAAAAGGCGACGCTGAAGCGGATGCAGGACGACCAGACGACCGAGCATTACGCGACGGTGACCTATGAGGTCAACGTGTACTGCGACGACCGGATCGGGAAGAAGGAAGTGTGCAAGGACATCCTGCGGATTGCCGACGAGGTGATGTTCGGCATGAAGTTCAGGCGATACCGGTTTGTCCGCCTGCCCGCCATCGACAGGTCCATCTACCGGATGTATACCCGGTACACGGCCATCGTGGACGAGGGCACGGAGGACGGGGAAGGAAACATCACCTACCAGATGTACAGGGCATGACCCTGAACGAGTAAAGAAGAGGAGGAAACACACATGGCACTTGAGATTGCTTCCGCCGGCGCGTACATCCAGTACGCTGTCGAGACGACCGCCGGCACCAAGCCCACCACCGGGCTGACCCAGATCCCCGGCGTCAAGACCATCGGCGCGCTGGACGCGGAACCCGCGACCTACGACGTGACCGACCTGAGCGACCTGGAATACAAGCGCTCGATTCCCGGCCTGAAGGATATCGGCGGCGACGTGCCCCTGACCTGCAATCTGACCGAGGCGTTTATGACCGCGTGGAGCACGCTGGTTACGGCGGCCGAGACGGCTGCCGAGTCCGGAAAGGCGACCTGGTTCGAGGTGGTCATTCCGAAGCTGACGAAGAGCTTCTGGTTCGTGGGCATCCCGGTGGATCTGGGCCTGAACGAGATCGCGACCGACAGCGCCCTGGAGGCCACGGCGCACATCACGCCCAACAAGATCGACGGATGGGGCACCAAGTCCACCTCGGCTACCGGCACCACCTGATTTAAGCGGCTGCAAAGGGGGACAGCGGGAAACCGTTGGCACTGCCTGTTCCAGCGCCTAACCCCTCTGCATATATTTAATTCTTTGAACAGGAAAGGAGAAAAAACATGGCAAGGAAAGAAGTAAACGAGTTCCGCGAGGACGAAAAGGTACGGCCGATTATCCTGCACGACGCGGACGACGGACGCGACTACACGCTGGAGTTCAACCTGGAGACGGTGCGGTTTGCGCAGGCCCGGGGATTCGACAGCGACGACATCGGGAAGTACCCGGTGATCAAGACGGAGGAACTGTTCTTCTACGCGTTCCGGATGCACCACAAGAACGTGCCGAAGGAAAAGACGGACAAGATCCTGTGGGAAAAGCTGGGCGGCATCGGGAACCTGCCTGACGGGTTTATCGAGCGGCTGATCATGCTCTACTACGATCCGATCAACGCCGTGAAGAACGCGGAGGAAACCGGAAAAAACGGAAGCGTGACGGTGGAGATGTAAAGGACGGGCCGGAGCCGGAGGAAGACCCGGACGCCCCGAAACTGAAACCATCGTCCATGAGCGAGACGTTTGAGCGTCTCTGCCCGTACTACATGATGTACGGGATGACATACGACGAATACTGGTACGGCGACCCGTGGGCGCTGAAGAAGTACAAGGAGGCGTTCAACCTCCGGAACCGGCATCAGAACAAGATGCTCTGGCTGCAGGGACTGTACTTCTGCAACGCGCTGAACGTGGTGCTTGCGAACGCGTTCAGCAAGAAGGGGACGCCGCCGAGGAAATATCTGCAGGAGCCGCTGGACATCTTTCCGAAATCGGAGGCCGAAGAGGCGGCCGAGATGGAGCGGAAGCAGCGGAAACTGATTGCAGGGCTGACCGCGTGGCAGAAGATGTTTGAAGCGGGAGAGAAGCAGAAGGGGCAGTAAGAGAAACGGAGGCGAGACAGCATGGAAACCGTAGACGCGCTGGAACTTGAGATATCAACAAGGGCAGGAAGCGCGGCGGAAACGGTGGAAGCGCTGGCCGTCTCCGTTTCCAATTTTGGAAAAAACGTACGGCGGTACGTGAACAACATGGCCGATTTCGCGGGCGCGCTGGAGCGGATCGCGGACGCGGCGAAATCCCTGAGCAGCATCAAGGGACTGGGGAGCGTGCTGAGCAAAATCTCCGGGTCCGGGATGCTGGAAAAGGCCGGGGCGGCGAACGTGGCGGCGGCCAAGGCGGCGGCGAGCAAGATCGGGCAGGACTGGAAGCACGCGATGTTCAAAAGCCAGAAGGAATATGAACAGATGTTTCCTTCCAGGGCGGCGTTCAGGGGGCAGACGCCCGAGAAATGGATCCGTACGGACAACAACCATTCCCGCGTGATGGACGCGAACGACGTCGTGAAGAGCCAGGCGACCGCGCTGGCGAAGACGTTCCGGGATACGTTCGGCCTTGACAGGGGCCTGCGCATGGGAGACATCGCATCCCGCATCATGAGCATCCGGGCAGGTTCCGGGCGTTTTGAGGGCGCGAACCAGGCGTGGATTACGCCCAAGGCGCAGGAGGAACTGAACGAACTTGCGCATTTAATAACAATGAGCGCGCACACCCGGGTAGCCGGGGACGCGATTGACAAAATGGAGCATCTTGGCAGCCAGATGTGGCTGAACGAGACGGACATACAGAACCTGAAGAGTGCAGGGTATACGATCAGGAGCGTCAACTCCGCCCTGCGCGAAACGGGGTACAGCGTGACAACAAACCGCAGTACATCCTCGCTGGAGCGCGGCAAGTATGCGGAAGCGCTTGGGCTTAACGCGAACGCAAGCATCACCGACGTAGTGGCCGCACTGATCGGAATGGGCGCCGCGCAGAGGGGCGCGCTCGAAAGACGGCACGAGGCGTTTATCGGTGACCATAGTTTCGGAGGGAACGAGGCGCAGGCCGAGGATTGGGTGCGTGAGCAGATCATGCGCCAGATTCTTGACGTGGGAGCCAGAAACGAAAAGACAGAGACTGCCCCGGACGCGAAAGCGGTCATGGACGCGCTTGAGGCCCAGCACAAACTGAACCTGGAAAGCGGCGCGTACAAGGAAGCGGCCGAAGAGGCAAAGGCGGCGGCGCAGGAGACCGTGGCCGAGGCGAAGAGCGCGGCTGAGGCAACCGGCGACGCGGCCAGGATTGAGAAGGAGACCGCGGCGGCGTGGGCCGGATACAACAAATGGAACGCCGAGCAGAACCGGAACTACCGCGAGGATCACAGATTCAACTGGAAGGAAGCGGAAGGATATCTCCGCACCGATGCCAGAGAGAACGCCGTGCCGGACACCACTGCCCGGGAGATCGCAGAATGGAAAGCAGCCGAGGACGAACGGTACGAGGCCGGCATGAAGCAGGTTGCCGAGGGAATCGTGCAGGCGGCGACCGTGCGCGGCGGGGGCCTGCAGGGGATGATCGACAGGGATCACGGGCTTGACGCGGCGGCGAGGGAAGCGGCTGCCGACATCCGCGGAGACGTGATGAAGTCCATTGCCGAAGGGATTGTTCGGAGCCAGACCGTCGGACCGGAAAAGGACCTGCAAACCTTTATAAATGAACAGCTTGGTATCGGGAGCCGCGACAGAGGAAGTTACTGGAGAGATACTGCGACTACCAAGGAACCCGCATACAATCCTTTCGGTACGATGTATTACAAAGAGTACAATCCCGCTACCGGCACGTACGGCAAACTGCAGGAGGGATACAACCCCGTACCGGAAGCGTGGTCGCAGGCGCCGAAGACCGCGGAAACGATAAAAAAAGCCGCGGAAGAAGCGAAAGAGCTTGAAAAGCGCGCCGGGCTGGCGAAACGCCAGGTAAAAGAACTGATGGACACGCTGAACGCGCCTACTCCGAAGACGGACTGGTCAAGAGCAATTGACCGGATGCTGAACATCGGTTCAGACATGAATAAAGCGGAGAACCACGCTTTCACGCCGGAGATGCTTGCCCAGCTTGACGCGCAGGCAGCGGAAGCGGCGGGGAATATGCAGGACGTAGGCGCGGCGGCACAGGACGCGGCGGCAAGTGCCGGGGAACTGAGCGGGGCCATTCAGGAAACCGGTTCAAGCGGCGGCCTGCTGAAAGGCATTGTCGACCGGGTGAAAGATATCGGAAGTCACATGGCGACCGCCGTGAAGACGTCCATATCCCTGAAGGGCGCGTTCAGCGCTGTGGGGAAGATGATCAGTCACAGCATTGTCGGGCAGCTTGCCAGGGTTGCGAAGATGCGTGCGCTCCGGTATCTTGTGCGGTCCATCGTCGCCGGATTCAAAGAAGGAATCACGAACCTGTATCAGTGGAGCGACAGGCTGGGCGGACACTTTGCGGAAGCGATGGACAAAATGAAGACGCAGTCCACGCTGCTGAAGAACTCGCTGGCAACGGCGCTTGCCCCTGCGATAGAGGCCCTTGTTCCCGTGCTTACGCGTGTGGTCAACTGGCTGAATTCCGCGTGCAACGCTCTGGCGCAGTTCTTTGCCCTGCTGAACGGACAGACAAGCTGGACGGCAGCCGTGCAGACGGCGCAGAAGTGGGGGACCGCGACGGCCGGCGGCGCGAAAAAGGCGCACGACGCGATGAAGGATCTGCTGGCGGACTGGGACGAACTGAACATCATCCAGGGGCAGAACAGCGACAGCGGAAGCGGCGGAGGCGGCGGAGGGAAGAACAATGTCGCCAATATGTTCGAGGAGCGGACGAAGTTCGACGAATGGACAAAGAATTTTGACAATATCAAGAGAATCGTCGATGCGATCGGAATCGGCATTGCGTCGTGGTTCGTCCTTGATAAGATCCATTCGTTTTTAAGCTATATCGGGATTGCAGGCGACAATGTGGACAGCGTATTTGCGAGGATCAAACGCGGCGCAACCGGCGCAATTCTGCTGTACGTAAGCCTTGAAATCGGAAAGATTGCCGCAAAGGACATTGCCGATAACGGATTTACATTTGAAAACGTAGTAAAGGCCGCCGGGTCACTGATCGGGTCGGCGCTTGGCGGTTATTTTCTTGCGTCAGCAATCAACCCGGCGCTTGGCGTAGTCGGCGCAATCGTCGGGCTTGCAGTATCCGCAGCGGTCATGGTCAACGCGTATATTGACGAAAGAAGAAGTAACGCGAGAACTGTTGTTAACAACTATCTGAAAAAAGTATATCCGTTCGACGTGGACGCTACGGTGGAAAGAGTCAAGGTCAACGTGGCAAACCTTGAATCTGCGCGCGAAGCGGTCAAAACGCAGTTGCAGAACGTACTCCAGACCCTGGATTTCCTTGTGGTAGGCATGGATGACGCGACGTCCTGGTCGCTTCTGTACAGCCAGATTACAGCGCCCGATACCGGGCTTATCGCAAAGGCCCGCAAAGAGCTTGAAGAATCAAAGAACTTCGTAACGATGTACTACCAACTTCAGGAAAGCCCGGAAGGATCGCCGTCGTTTACGGCCGACGGAAAGAAAGAAGGGCCTTTAAGCCTTGTTCTGCACATGAAGGGTATAACTTACCTCGACACCTGGTATAAGAACATGGGCGAGAGGTTCGGACAGTGCTTCGTTGACGGTGAAACCGGCCAGATCAAGGAAGGGATGGAAGACGTAGCGATTACCATCGCCCAGCAGATTGCCGAGGCTGAGCAGGCTGCCGAAAGAGGCCGGAATGCGGCGAAGGCGAGGACGGAACTGCTCGACTACCTGAAGGGTACAGACAAAGAAACCGTAATGCGCGAATGGGGCGGCGTGGTTGAAGAAAACAACAAGAAGATTGCCGACGCCAGATATGAAGCGGATAAAGCGTATTACGAATATGCCGCAGGTATGTATGAGGAACTGAAAGCAACAGGGGCCAGTCAGGAACTTATAGATTTCTATAAGGGCGAGATGGACAAGACCTGGAAAAAGCTTAACGAGAACGATTACGTGCTTGAGGTTGAACTCCAGTACAAGGAACCGAACAAGCAGATGCTGCTTGACTTTATCCACAGTTCCTTTACGGAACCGACAGAAGCAGAACTGGACGACGTGATTGTTCATGCAAAGGGTGCAATGGGATCCGTAACAAGCGAAAACACCAACGGGGAGATTGCTGAAGCGATTCTTAACGGCGCATATTTCGGCCTGAACACGCACTACGGGCTTGATCCTTTCAACACGCTCTTCGCCGACCTTGGCGTAAAACTTGACGAACTGCTCGATGAAAACACGATCCGGTTTATTGCTGAAGAAACGTCCAGACAGTTCGGCGGCGAACGCGCGAAAGAAATCTTCAAAGACCTTGTCGGCGAAGACATGATGAAAAAACTGTTTGGGAACGGGCCGGTTAAGTTTACGGACGAGGTCGAACCCAGCGGAATCAGTGACGCACAGGCCGCGAAGGAAGCCGAGGAGGCGGCGCTGGAAGCGTCCAAAGCAAACGCGGAGGCGGCGGAAGAAGCGGCCGCGGCACACGAGGAGGCTGCGGCCGCGGCAGAGGAAGCAACCTCCGAGGCTGTTGTGGTCTCGAAGGGGTTCGGCGAAGCGGCAGAAACCGTGGCCGAAGCGGCAGGAACCGCGTCCGAAGCGGCAGGAACCGCGGCCGAAGCGTCAGAAACCGTGGCCGAAGCGGCAGAAGCAGTATCCGGCGCGGCAAACGGCGACAGAACATGGTACCCCAAAGTGCCGATAGTAAAACGCGAAGGGATCATCCCCACACTGCAGGACCTTGTAATCGGGGCAATGAAACGGATCGTCGTCGGGAAGTCCGACAAGGAGGAATACGGTCCTGGCTTCTCAGCAGGGCCGAACGCCGTCGGACTGAGAGATACGTCCAGCAAACCGCTGACCGACGAAGAGATGACCGCAAAACTGGATGAACTTACCAGCGCGAGCGCGGAAGCATCCGCGGCAGCGGCGGAAGCGGCGGAAGAGGAATCGCACATCACGGAACTGGTGGAAGACGCGGCAGGCGCGGCAGAGGAAGCGACCGGGGCGGCAACCGAGGCGAGCGAAACGGTAAGCGACCAGCAGGCATTCGACGCCGACGAGATCGCGGCGATCGAGAAGTACTGGGAGGCCGCGGCCAAGGTGGCGAACGGCGAGAACGACGGGCTGTACGAAATGGTGACCGCGGAAAAGAAACTGGCGGAAGAACTGGAGGACAAAAACGGGGCGTTTGAGTCGATTGCGGACTTTATCGACAGTCTGCTCGAAGGAGGAGAACCCGGAACATACGACCCCGGCGAGATTCCGACCTGGCTGATCGAGGACGCGACGCAGGTGCTGAACGGCGAGGTGCTGGGGAGCGCGGTGGATACCGCGATGGGAGCGGCCACCGCGACGCTGACGCCGGAGATGCAGAGGCAGAACATGACGATGGCGCAGCTTCTGGCCGTGATGAAGCAGGTGCAGACGAACACGCAGGCATCGGCGAACAAGCGGTTTGAGATCACCATCACGCCCGGGTCGCTGATCGGCGCGTTTGTGAACCGGAGCCAGGGCGCTTTCTCAGCGGTGAGCGGATAAAGGGGGCGCGCGGATGAACATCATCAGGGACTACAACTACGAGATGGGATTCGCTGTGAACGGATCCCCGATACCGGACCCGGCCGTCTTCAGCGGAAAGGCGAGCGCGCTGGACAGCGAGGGCGGCCGGGACGCCAACGGCCTGCTGCACCGAAAGATGGTGGCGACGAAGCATCCGCTGAAACTGGAGTACCACGCGATCACCTTTGCCATGATGCGGACGATCATGAACAAGATGACGGGGGAGAGTTTCCGGTTTACATACCCGGATCCGCGGGACGGGCTGGTGACCATCAAGGCGTACGTGGGCGACCGGGACTGGGAGGTCATCATGGCGCGGGAGGCCGTGGACCCTGACGGGAAAAACAACGACTGGAAGAAGAACTGGTTCGGGGACCTGAGCTTCAGCATCATCGAATTCTGAGCGGAAGGAGGGAGAGGGAGATGTATCCGTGTTCCGACGCGTTTCACCGTGCCTGCGCAGAGAACCAGCCGCAGATGGCGCTGCTGGTATTCGCGGACGGGGTGATTACGAACGAGGATATCAGCATCGACGAAGGGATCGAGTTCAACGATTACTTCTGCACGAAGGAAGACCTGAGCATCGGTGAGGCGATATCCAACGAGATCTCCTTCCGGCTGATGAACGAGAAGCAACTGCTGAACGACTTTCCGTTCGGGGACTTCCGGGCGCTGCTGGGTGTGCGGCTGAGCATCGGCGAGAACACAGAAGGATTCACGATGACCTACGGCGGGCACGTATACACGACCATGACCGCGGCGGGGCGGCACCTGCTGAAGGACGGGGAAGCGACCGCGGGCCAGCCTCCGTTCCTGGTATCCTGCCTGATGGCGATGGACGACGTGATCTACGCGTTCGGGCTGGACGGGCAGCCGTACGCGGTGAGCGCGAAGACCGGAAAGGCGGTAGCCTGCCCGGACACGGCGTTCATGCGGGAGAAGACGGCGCGGCTGAGCGGCATCACCTTTGCGTACGAAGACCGGATACTGACGGTGCGGATCGCGGGGGAGACGGAGGAAACCTACGAGTTCGTCCCTCTGGGGACGTTTACGGCGGAGAAGCCGAATGTGGCGGACGACGTTGAGATCAGCCTGACGTGCCACGACATCATGATGAAACTGGACGAGGACATGGAGGGGCTGGAGATACAGTACCCGATTACGCTGAAGGACCTGCTGAAGAAGGTGTGCGAGAGCGAGGGCGTGCCAGTCAAGAACCAGAACTTCCTGAACTACAACGTGACGGTGGCCAGCCAGCCGGACGAACTGAAGGACTGCAAGAAGCGGGACGTGGTCGGATGGATCGCGGAGGCGGCCGGGGCGAACGCGAAGATCAACCGGGACGGGCAGATGGAGCTTGTATGGCTGCGGGAAACGGAACAGCGGTACGACGAAGGGACGTACAGCGAGTGCCGCCCGTACTACTACCGGACGCGGAAGGTGAACCGGCTGTGCGTGCGGGACATCAAGGACGTGACGGAGTCCATGATCGGGAGCGGAAAAAACACGTACCTGATACAGGACAACCCGTTTCTGCGGTAAGGGGGCGATGTGGTGGCGAACCTGGACAAGCTTTACGACAGGCTGAACGCGGGAACGCAGTACACGCCGCTGAGCGCGGACACGTACGCGGACTGGAGCCTTGAGGCGGGCGACGTGGTGACCGTGAGCAAGAACGGGACCGAGTACCAGACGCCGGTGATGCTGGGGATCACGAAGTGGAACGGCATGGGGCGGGTGTCCATCGAAAGCACGGGGAAGCGGAAGCGCGACCCGCTGAGCAAGCAGAGCAGGGACCAGTACCGCGACGGCATCCGGAGCGGAGGCGGGTACTACGGCGGGAAGCGGAGCGGCGAGGACCACGCCTGGCTGGAGGACACGGACGAACACGTACGGATCGTGGCGGAGAAAACCTACGGCAGCGGGGACTACAGGAAGATCGCGGAACTGAAGGTGGACCCGGGCGGGATACACGCGACGGTGGAGAGCAACCGGAAGGGCGTGAAGGACGCGGAGGGCAGGCTGGACCTGACGGACAGGACGTTCGACGTCATCCTGGAGGGGAAGGGCGAGAACGCAAAGATCAAGGCCGCGTCCATCATGATGGCGATCAACCGCGACCAGAGCGAAGTTAAGATCAGCGCGGACAAGATCGTGCTGACCGGGAACACCACGATCAACGATATCCTGCGCGTAACAGGGCAGGCCGTTAACATCATTGTGCCGACGATGATCGGATCCGCGAACCCGTTTAACAGCGTAGGCATATCCGGCGGGCGTTTGGTGGCGAACAGCATCAATATCCGCGGGGCAGGCGGGTCGTCACAGGAGATGAACGTGCTGGACGCCAGCCTGAGTACGGACGGCAGCACGCTGACGATCACCAGGGTGAACGGAACACCGATAAATTTTAGCAAGGCCACTACCCTTGAGTGGGCGTGGGATAGCGGCGTACGGAAGTTCACGGTAAACGCCTACCAGAAGAACAGCGGGAAGAAGACGAAGGTAGGAACGGTATCCACTACGCTGTTCCAGACTCTGGACAATATCGACTGGAGCGGCGGATGGTCGGCGGGGACCGGGACGCTGCGTGCACAGGTGACAGACGCCAAAGGGAAGTCATCAACGGCGAACGCGGGGACGATCAAGGTGAACGCGGGCGCGGCGTACGAGGCCGGGCAGAGAACAATGCCGTCGGTGGTCACCAGCACTTCCGAGACTCCGAGCGACGCGACCGACCTGGGGAACGTGCTGTCTATCAGCGCCTACACAAAGAGCGTGGTAGTGACCATCGGCGGGAACAAGTGGTACTGCCGGGTATATGCGACATGAGCGGAAAAGGAGGAAAGAAATGACGCTTGAGGAAGCAATCGGACTGGTGATGGCCGATCTTGGGAACATCCGGGTGCCTGTGGCAGAGACCGAGATTTCCTCCGGAATCAAAGCGGCAATCGCAAACCTGGGGGAGTGCATAAAGGCCATACGGGAGAACGCGGCGCAGGGCGGGCCTGACGGAACCGCGGAACCGGAAGGGGGCGGCGCGGATGTTTAACGTACAGGACAGGACGATCACCATCAGCCGTGGCGACACAGGGGCCGTGCGCTTTTACATCGACGGATACGCGTTTGCGAACAACGACGTGGCGATCTTTACGCTGAGTACGGCGGCGGGCGTGAACATCATGACGGTGGTGAGCGACAACGGCGCGCTGGCGGACGACGGGATGTTTACGGTGTATTTCCGGCACGACGATACGAAGGACCTGAGCGAGGGGAACTACGTATACGACATCCGGATTGTGATCAACCCGCGGAGGAACGCATCAAACGATGTGGTGAACGGCGACCAGGTGCTGACGCCGGAGGATCCGGGGACATTTGTAGTCAAGGCCGTGGTAGGCAAGATCGGGAGGTAAGGACAGATGAGCGAAAACAACAGCACTCCCCAGACGGAAGCGTCCGTGGAAAGCACGCAGATTCCGATCATACGAATGAACGTGCGGGCCGCGACGGAGACGATCATGACGCCGGTGGACGCGAACCTGCAGACCGCGGGCGTGGCGGCGGACGCGGCCGCGACGGGCGCCGCGCTGGCCACCAAGGCGGACAAGACCACGGTGGACGGGATCAAGGTGGCCGGCGTCGGGTTTGAGATTGTGACGCAGGGCGGCGAGGAAGTCAACACCTACAACATCCCGCTGAACGCAGGACATATCCCGGTGACGGGTGAGACGGGCGCGGACAGCATCGCGGACGTGATCGAAGCGCACAGGGCCGCTCTGGCCGGGCTGAGCGGGGCGAACATCCCGGTTAACGGCGAGACCGGCGCGACGAGCATCGAGGCGGCGATCGGGGCCGTGCAGGGCAGCCTGGACGGGAAGAACGGCGCGAACCTGCCCGTGAACGGGGAGACCGGGGCGGACAGCATCGAGACGGCGATCGGAGCGGTACAGAGCAACCTGGACGCGAAGAACGGGACGAACATCCCGATTACGGGCGCGACGGGGGCGTCCTCCATCTACGACGCGGTGGCGGCGCAGATCGGGCAGTGCCTGAAGAAGACGGATCAGGAACTGCAGCCCGAAGAACGCGACGTGGTGCGCGGCAATCTCGGCCTTGGCTCTTCCGCAACGAGGGCCGTGTACAACGAACTGGATAAGGACGTGGACGGCTTTGTGCTGGACGCGAGGCAGGGCGCAGCGCTGAACACGGCGATCAGGACCGCGAATCAGGCGATCACGAACGTCGCGAACAAATTCAACGTGACGGATCTGACGAACGGAGTCACCTATACGCCCACCGGATCCAGTTACAAGGCGTCCATTGTGACGGACTCGCTCCGCGTGCTGAGGATCGGATACACGGCGCATATCGAGTGCCAGATCAAGTTCGCAGCGGTACAGGACAGCAACGTGATCGCCCTGCGCGGCACATTCACCGGTGTTCCGAAACCTTTCCTTGGCGCGCGCGGCGTGTGCGGGAACGTCACGCAGAGTCTGTTTGTCCACAACCTGAGCACGTCCTTGGAACTGTACGTGCGTTTCCTGCATAACGGCAACGACGCGGCTGCCAACACGAACTATATCATCGTAATCGAGTACATGATTGACGACGGCGCGTCCGACGGCGAGAACAGCGAATCCTGACGGCGGGAGGTGATGACGAATGTTTGACGTGAAAAACATGGGCATCTCCGTAAGCCGCGGCGACACCGGGACGGTCACGATCCATACGACCGGATACACGTTCGGGGAGAACGACCGGGCGATCTTCACCATCAAGGACGCCAGCCGGGTGACGGTGCGGAAGGACGTGCTGGAGATCACGGACGGGGACGTGACCATCACGTTTACGAACAAGCAGACAAAGCTGCTGCGGAGCGGAACGTACGTGTGGGACGTGCGGTTTGTGGTCGATCCGGAGTATGACGACAACGGGAACATCACCGGCGGCACGGAGGTGTACACTCCGTACACGAACCTGAGTCTGACCGTGGCGGACGCGGTCGGCGACGTGTAAGGACGGTGATCGCGGATGCCGGACAACAGCTACGTGATCGACATGGAGATCACCAACGATACGCCGGCCATCGGCATGGAGGTCGGGAACAGCGCCCGGACAGTTGACATGACCGTTGAACCCGGCAGCGATGGATGGAAAAACATCATCGACGACACGGCGGGCGCCGGAGTGACGAACAAGGCGTGGAGCGCGGACAAACTGACGGAAATGTTCGACGGCGTCAGCGCCGGGCTGGCCGCGACGCTGATCAGCGGGAACAAATACAGGATGGGAGGTGACTGACCATGATCGTGGACGCAAGGCCGGACATACCGGTATATCTGGGCAGGCTGGGCGAGAACGAGGCGCGGACCGTGCGGTTCTGCGTGGCGGATACGCTGGCCGATTTCCCGGACGCGGCGTTTACGCTGCTGAACCGGAGACCGGGTGACGCGGACGCGTATCCGGTGCCGCGGGTGCAGTACACAGTTGAGGACGGGAACCTGCTGTGGACGGTGCAGAGCAGCGACCTGACCGTGGCCGGGATCGGCAGGTGCGAACTGATCGCCACAGATGGGGTCAGGATCGCGAAGTCCATCATATATATTACGGAGATCGGCACCGCGCTGGACGGATCGGCGAAACCTCCGGACCCGTGGCAGGGATGGGTGCAGGAGGTGACGGAGGCCGCGGACAGGGCCGAGGCGGCGGCGCAGGTGCTGGAGCATCCGGGCGCGGAGGCGGAGACGCTTGCACCCGGGAGCGCTGCGACGGCGGCGTACGCGGACGGGACGTTCTCCTTCGGGATACCGGAGGGAGTTCGGGGCGAGACCGGGCCGACGGGTGAAACCGGACCTCGCGGAGAGACGGGGCCGCGGGGAGAAACCGGGCCGCAGGGGATTGCCGGGCCGCGGGGAGAGACAGGGCCGCAGGGCGTAACCGGGCCGCGGGGAGAGACGGGACCGCGTGGTGAGACGGGTCCGCAGGGAATTACCGGGCCTCAGGGCGTAACGGGGCCGCGGGGGGAAACCGGACCCCAGGGGGACACCGGGCCGCGGGGCGACACCGGGCCGCGCGGAGAGAGCGGGGTTGAAACGAGGCTGGCAGCGTCGCTGATCGGCGGAGACCGGTACCGGATGGGACTGGAAAGGGAGTGATGACGTGTGGCGTATGAGAAGTATGTGATCGAGTTTGAGGACAAGGACGGCGTCGTTTTCGGCGTCATGGACGAGGAAGCGCGGGAAGAGGTATCTGCGAAAGCGCCTGTGATTGTGCAGGAGGCCTCCGGTGATATCGTGACTATCTCAGACGGAGCAGACGGTATGCCGCTTTCCTCCTGCGTGGTGCAGATCAAACCTGCGCAGGATCTGCACGGGTACGATGGGCCGTATCTTCCGGGCGGTGGCAGGAATCTGCTGGATCCTTCTGCTTACACCCCTGCGCAGGTTTCACCGATCTATAACTCTGAAGGGGAACTGGTTGAAGGGACGAGGAGCGGTATCTATATCAATCTTGCGCCCGGAACCTACACCATGAGCCAGAACGCGATCGGGACTCAGTACGTTCGCGGTAATGTCCTTGACAGTAACGATGGGTTTGTTTCGTATTTTTCGCTTTCTGTTACGACCGTTAATTCTGCAAGGACATTTACAATTGCAGAGGGTGAGCGGCTGTGTCTTTTTAGAGCTACAACATCAACTGGATCTCTTAACCTTGAAACAAGCAAATTCATGCTTGAGTCTGGGACCGAAGGTCATGCCTATGAGCCGTACGAAAACATCTGTCCGATCAGCGGATGGACGGGGGCGAATGTATACCAGACGGTATGGAACATTTACGATTATTTGACCGCCGTTTCCGGGAGCTATTATAGCCTGACAGATGGTGTGGTCAGCATTACTCGCTCCTACGGGACGGGCGGTACAACGATGCCGTCTTTTGTCATGTACGCTATTGGTGGACAGACGGTCACGCTGTCGGCTGATGTGCGGATGTCTAAAGACGGTGACGATAACCGGAACATTGTACGACTTGGCCTTAAGGCAAACGGAGTAACTGGTTCGTTCGGCCCGAGTTATGATGCCACGCTTTCCGCTTACGATACATGGGAACGCATAAGCTACACCTTTACGCTTGGTGATTATGCAGAGTGGCGTGTCGGGATTCAGCCCAGATATGATGGCCATACGTTGCAGTTCAAAAACGTTCAGGTTGAGTTCGGCTCCGTTGCCCATGATTACACGCCCTACACCGGAACCGTTTACCCGATCAGTTGGCAGACCGTCGCCGGGACGGTGTACGGGGGGACGCTTGATGTTGTAACCGGGGTGCTGACGGTGTCTTTCCTCAAGCAGAATCTTTTCGGTGAGGGGGTAAGTGTATCCAGAAAAACGACCAACACGAGTGGTGTTTATCGTTTCGCTGTGTCTGGGGTAACGGGAATTGTTATTCCCGGCAACAGTGTAAAATCAACATTGATCTGTAACACATATAAGACGCGCACGAACAACCAGACGTACGCCGGGAATACGGGGGTTGGCGCATATGAAAAGGCCAACACGGTTGTAATCTACGATACAAATCACAATACAGATACAGCAGAAACGTTTGCGGCATATCTGGAAAGCATCGGAGCTTATGTGGTCTATCCGCTGATTACGCCGCTGACCTACCAACTTGACCCGGTACAGATCACCACGCTCCTCGGCGAAAACAACATCTGGGCAGACACGGGAGCCATAGCGGTCACCTACGCTTCCGACACGAAAGCGTATATCGATGCCGCCACCGACCCGGACGGGAACGTGGTGACGGTCACGGGATCGGCTCCGTCCATCACGGGCGAATCCGGGAAAAGGTACGTGTGCGGCACGGTGGACAGCATCTCCATCACGCCGCCCAGTACGGGAATCGTTGATGTGGTGTTCTCGTCCGGCACTACCCCGGCTGTGCTGACCGTCCCGTCGTCCGTCAAATTCCCCGGATGGTTCAATTCGGCAAGCCTTGACGCGTCCACGAAGTACGAAATCAACATCATGGACGGCACGGACGGGGTGGTGATGGCATGGCCGACCTGATGGCGGCAAGGCGGCGGATACTGATGCAGACGGGTGACCTTTTGCCGCCGCAGTACAAACCGTGTGATTATATCCGGACGATTTCCCATAATGCAAAATTCGATTCCGGGGTTCAGGGCGATGACACCACGCTGGTGATTGAGTTTGACTGGAAGGGTTCGCTTGGGGAGGCCACAAGCTGGGGATCGTACTATGGGATGCTTGGACAGCTTTCAGTTTCCGGAAAGCAGCGCTGGTGCATCATGCGATATACATATGCATCAGACCCAAACGCGACCTATTTGCTTACGTATGCAGGAACCGGCGTAGCTAAGACGCTTTTCCCGTACGGCTCCGGAATCACTTTTGCCGATAAAAAGATGCATTTTGAAATCGAGTACGGGAAATGTACCATCAACGGCGTCTCCCAGGAGTCATCCAGTACAGACCCGCTGAATGACGAACACATTTATTTCGGGACGACATCCCCGACGTCTTCCGGCATCAATAAGCACTACGGGTACTTTTGGGGAATCAAAATGTGGAGCGGCGGGAACCTGATCCGGGACTACCGCCCGTGCATACGGCTGCGTGACAATAAGGCGGGATTTTACGATCTGGTAAACCGGACGTTCAATCCGTCAATCGGGACGGCAAACTTTGTGGCAGGATACGACGCATAAGGAAAGGAGCAAAAAACATGGCACTCACTTACTACTCTCAGCGGAAGAGCATCAAGGCGGACGGCACTATGGACACGGTCAACAACCGCTACGGAGAGCGCAAGGCAATGGAGCGGCAGTATCATCTGTACTGCGCTTCCGCCTGCGGGGACGAAAACACGAACCTGCTGGACGAGATCGAGTGGGGGACGCTGGAGAACGGCATCCTGGAGCGGAAGGTGTATCAGCAGGAAGCTGAACCCGCGCCCGAACCCGACCAGAACGAGTGATGGCCGGACGGCTGCTGATATTCCTGATGATCGCGGCCTGGGTGTGGATCATCGCGAAGGAAAGTAAGGACACAAAATGACGGGAGGCGGCGAATGGTACAGTTTCTGATCGGATGTTTCGTAGGAGCGGTCGTGGCGTTCGCCGCCGTCTCCTTTATGGTGGCAGCGGAGGATGAGGAGGATGCCGTACATAATAAGCGCAAAGGAACTGATTAAACAGTTCCAGACCATGTACCGGGAACACTGGGCGTACATCTGGGGCAAGGCGGAGAAGGGCTGCGTGGACTGCTCAGGGGCTTTTGTGTACGCTTTCCGGCAGTACGGGATATCTTATCCGCACGGGAGCAACGCGATTGCGCGGAAATGCATCGTCGGGGACATGATGCCAATCAGCGCGGCAAAGCCCGGGATGGCGGCGTTCAAACTGCGCTCCCCCGGGGAAGACGGGTACGACCTGCCAGAGAAGTACCGGAGCGGAACGGACAAGAACGACTACTACCATGTTGGATTAGTTGATGAGGACCCGGAATACGTCCTCAATGCCAAGGGCGAAAAGTCCGGATTCTGCCGGGACAAGCTGACAAAGGCAAACGGCTGGGACTGCGTGGCGTACCTGAAGGACGTGGAATACGAGGGGGATGGAAAGATGGAGATGGCAAAAGTGGTGCTGCCGGCGGGGGCGTCCGGAAGCACGGTTAACATGAGACGGACGCCGAGCAGGTCGTCCGATATCCTGACGAAGGTCCCCGTAGGCGCGGACGTGCAGGTGCTGAGCGATTCCGGACAATGGTGCCAGATTACATGGGGAGAAAAGACCGGGTACATGATGTCCAATTACCTGGAGTACACCGGGCAGGGCGGCGAAAGCGACACGATCACGGCGGGAGACAGGGAGCAGATCGACCGGGCGCTCACCGCGATGGAGCAGTACGCCCGGGGCATCACGGAACAGATTGAACTGATCGGATCGATTCTTGGAAGGGGGTGATCCCGTGGAAGGAGCAAGCACGATCATCGGATTTACCCCGTCGATGCTGTGGGTATTCATCGGCGTCGCGATCGCGATCGGTATCATCGTGAAACTGGTACTGGATCTGATTATCGCGTACCGGGAATACAAAAATCCGAAGATGGCGGGGGAAAAGACGGTGCAGGAGAAGCTGAAGAACGACCACGAGCGGCTCACCAAGCTTGAGGAGACCACGGAGAAACAGGACGGTGAGCTAAAGCTTATCCTGCGGTCCCAGATGGCGATGATTCACCATATGATCGACGGGAACAACACGGTTAAGCTGAAGGAAATGCAGCAGGACATCGAGGATTTTCTGATCACCGGAAAGATTAAGACGAGAGGAGATTAAGAGCATGGAAAACCTTAAAGAGTGGGCAAAAGCGGCCCTTATCCGGGCCATCCGGACCTTCGCGGAGGCCGCCTTGGCTTATATTGGCACCGGCGCAATCGTCCTTGGGGACGTTAACTGGCTGGCCGTCCTCAGCGCCGGCGCGTTCGG